CTTCGGTTCGTCTACGCGAAACCTCTGGCTTTTCTTCAGTAGTTTCTTCTATTGAATTCTTTAACTCCTGTATATTCATTGAAAATAAAGTATTGAAAAAATTTACTCTATCTAAAGAATTGGTGTGCAATATAGCATGGTGTTTAATCATACTAGCCAATCCTAATGGTCCAAATTCAAGGGCATCTAAAATTTCTTCCTGAGTCCCATTTAGTACTAAATTTTTTGCATCTTCTTCCGTATATAAATATTCTGGGTCTAATGGAAGTTGCAAAGCTTCTCGAACTTTATTATCCCTAATCTGCAGCCTTTCTTTTAAAAGAACAGCGCCGCCTGGATGATTTGATAATTGATAAAGCTCATGAAATGTTAATATTTTTAATTCATTGGGTCTCCATGTTCTATTGACTTGAGGGTCTGTTAAGCTATATGCAACAATTCCAGAACCAACAGCCCACACTTTGACCTCCATAGTGCCTGTAATGCCCTCGCCTAAAAAATCATATGGATCTTTTCTAATACTCATATAATGCCTCCTTTTATTCTATTATATCATATTTTTTGTTTTTTGTCAATAAAAAAATGGGAGGGGAGCGAAAGCTCCTCACTCCCAGAATTAAAATTATTAAGTAATCATTCTTGTAAATGTAGGTGTTTGTGAACCTGTGCCATATACAAAGATAGGACCAGTATTTGTAGGGTAAGTACCCAATGCAGTATCATTATATACAGCGATACCAGGTTGTGCAATCATAGTTACGCCGAACTTTTTGAATACTTGAATTTCTTTTGACCAGTCACGATTTGCAAACTCTTCAACAACAGTGTCGCCTTCAAAAGCAACTTTAACAGGCTTGTCGTCGCCAGCTGGAATAATCCATGCATAGCCCGCAGGTACAACTGCTTGAGTTGCAGTATTTGAAACATCGTAGAATGATTGAGGTAGAACAACAATGCGAGCACCATTGTAACGACCAACATAGCCATTGTTACGAATTTCTTGACGATCAATATCAGATACAAACCAGCCACTATCAGGTTTTACATTATATGCAAATTGCTGCGACATGAAAATTACAGGTTCGCCGTATGCACGAGCGATACTAATCAAGTTATTGAATTGAATTGGCGCCCAACCAGCTGCAGTAACAATGTTATTTGCAGGAAGAGCATTTGTCAATCCACCTTGATAGTTAGTAATACCATTAGTTGCAAGAGCAATCATCGCGTTAATTACTTCTTTATAAATTGCTTGTTCAAAACCAACCATGATGATTTCAATCAATTCAGCAAAATCTACAGAACCCTCAAGGAATTCTTCAAGGGCGATTTGAGCTGCGCCACCATATGATTGTGTATTAACATGAATAACTTCTGAACTCAATTTAAAAGCTTCATAAACGCCACCAATAGCTGCGCGAGTAACAAATGTTTTACCACGAAGAGCTGATTGCTTACGCTTAAAGTAAGGCTTGTCACCATGAGCAAACGTTTTAATTTCTGCGAATTCTTTCATGTTTTCAAAAACAACTTTTGGAAGATTTAATTCAACAACTTCTTCAATCAATTCAAAAAGAACATTTTTATTCTTTCTGTAATTTGAATAGTCGCCAACTAGTTCTTTCAATTCAGAGCGAAGAGCGTCATTAAGTTGCTCATAGCTAAATTTCTTATCACCATATGAAAATGCTACAGGGCTTTTGCGGTCAGCACTAACAACTGTAAGCATTAGGTCTTTTAATTGATCTTTATTCAAAGACATTTATTTTTCCTCCCCTTTTATTTTTTAGCTAGCATTTACACATTGCAATTTTACTGCATTTTGAAGATCTGGAGTAGTAGTGATTCCTGCTACTCTAAAAACAACAGAAGCTGTGCTAAATGTGCTCTTAGTCAAAACACCATTAGCTGCAGGAACTAGAATATCTCCAATAGCAAAGTCAGAAATTAAGCCATTAGTGCTATCAACTAGGTTAGTAGTGATAATATCGCCAACATTGATTTTGTACATACGAGGATATACTGTATTAAATGCAGTACTACCAGCTGTACCTACAACTTGAACAGTTGAACTTACAGTAGTACTAGCTGTGATGTGAGCACCAGTAGCAATAGTAATAGTTGAAGTGTTACCTGCATTTGTTACAACAGTATGAGTACCATTTAATGTGGCGCCAAGACCAGTTAAGCCACTAATAGAAATTAGAGAACCAGTAGTAACATTGCCTGAAGTTGCACTAGTAAATGCAACAGTAACAGTTGTTGATGCACTCAATCTTTCATAGTAATTCAAAGTTGCTACTTTTAAAAGAGCAGGAGCTTCATTTGATAGGCCAATACCAGCAGTAGTACCAGTAGCAATTTGTGCGTAGTCTTTAGGAGTTAAGAAATCAGCATAAGTGCGAATTTCATTCATAACCAACATAGTTAGGTTTGAACCCCCAAGAGGTGGAGAAACAACTAAATTTTTGCTATAATCATAATCTAAAAACATACCATTTTGAATAACTCCAGCAGTAGCAATGTCTGCAAGAGTTTCAGCTTCGACAGGAAGTTGAGCATAAATTTGACCAGTGCGTTGAGCAGTAAGGTGATTTGGCTCAACTTGACCGTATCCATTTTTTGATAACAAAGCCATTCTAATTTCCTCCTTAAAATTATAGTTTTTCTAACGCAGCTATCCAACTAGGAGCTGAAGTTTTTTCAAAATCATTAATAGTGTATGTAGAAACATTTTCTTGTTTAGGGCTAAATACAAGTCCTGAACGAACTGCCTCAACAGATAATTTTGCTTCTAATTGCTCAACTGAAAAGGAAGCTAAGTTAGCTTTAACATTTTCAATAAATGCAGAATCAAGCATAGAGAATTTTTCAATTAAAGACATCTTTTCTTTATTTTCATATTCCTCTAACTTAGACTTTAGGGCTGAAATTTCTGATTTATAACCCTCAACTTCTGCACTATAAGCAGCAGCAGCGTCTTCCTCTGCTTTAGCCATTTTCATCTTATCTTCTTTCTTTGCCATTTCTTCTTCTGGCATTTCTTCTTCCATGTTTTTTTCTTCTTCAACTACTTGTGATTTCATCGTTGCCATAACTTCTTTAACAATTTCAGTAATCATATCCTTCAAAGAAACTTCTTCTTCACCATCTGTTTCAACTTCTACCATGGCTTCTTCGTCTTCTTGATTAATAAGTCCAGTAAGTCCCTCTTTTTCTTCCATTAAGTCACTTACCTCCTTTTCAAATTTTCTCTTTCTATTTCTGCGTTTACGAATCTCTTCTTTGACCAAATCTTTCATATACTTTTCTCCGCGAGAACCAACAGCAAGCCATTTAATTTGCGCTATAACTCCAGCAATTCTAAAATCTCTGTAGTGTCGCGCAACCCAAGCTTCTCTTAGTTTAATTGCATCTTTTAGAGTATTAGATAGATCATCAGAAGATTTTCCTAGTGCCTGAGAAAGTTTTCGATACTGACTATTTCCCCTTATATTTCCTCCTAGGCGCCAAATGTCTGGATGCTTTTCTTTAATCATCGCCGCAAAAGAAGGGTCAAAAAGCTCCCATTGAGAATTTCTCAAAGTAATAGCTAAGTCGTCTCCTCTTTCGGGAAAGTTGGTAATTTTTTCTTTAGCATATTCAGACAACGCTTCGGCCAACTCTTGTTTTAATAAGGCCATTTCATCAACAACTTTGGATTCGTTTGTGTTTATATAATGATAAAATGGAGGGTTTATAGCTGCGCCTTCAAAAGCAGGCTCGACATCTTCTCCCAAAACACATAGTGCTGTAAATATGGCCTCTTCTATTATAAAATATTCCCTGCCTCTATTTTCAATCTGTGCCCAAGTGCCCTTAATTGTATCAGAATCAAGTTCCATAGACTGATTATTTACGCCATCCCTAAAGATTTTTTCTGTTTCTGGATAGCGACCAGTCCATATATATGCCTCACAGCACATATATTCTCGCTCAATAGAATCGTTGTCTAGATATTTTTCCCACCATATTTTTGTATTTGTTGGAACAACCCCAATAGGACGCGTACTTGTTCTAATTTTTCCATTTTGTAACTGTTCTTGTCCATGCGAAAGAAAGTCGCCACCCTCTTCACTCCATTCACCCACAATGGGTACGTTAGGAAGCGAAGCAGCCATCTTTTCCGCAACTTCCTTAGAGATATATGAACCATTTCTATTCTTCCCCGCATACATTATTTTTACTACAGTTTTTGTAATTAATGGATTAATAGGTTCAACTTTTATAAATTCTATAGGCAAGTTTAACGGTACACTACTATTTTGCATTTTCAACCCCCTGACGCTTCATTAGCTAGAGTCTTATCGCTTTTTTGATCATCAGCTTTTGGTGGACGCCCAGCCGCATCTCCGCCAGCTTTACCAGATTGAGTAGAGGCCATTTTAACAGGTACCATCACAGCACCCAAATCTAAAAATTCATTTTCAAAAAGAATAGAAGAAAGAAAATTAGATTGGCTTTGGCCCAAAGCTAATGCAGGTAAAACTTTAGAATAGCCTAGCGCAGCCTGCTCTTTATATAGTCGAGCCATATCTGCCCTATTGTGTTGAGTTAGTCTTGGAAACCACACATCAAATGTATAATCAGGATTATTCTGTATAAATTTATTATGAAGAACAGTATTTAACCAATCCTGATATTGATACAGTAGTTGCATAGCTATAGATTCGTCATTTAAAATTGACTTTTCTAATGCTATATTACCTTCAGTGGCAAACAATTGCTGGGAAATGCCCAGTTCGCTAAATGTAGAGCGCTCCCAACGCTCATTATCTGCAGAGGCATTTGTGCGTCGCTCTTCTAAATCTAAAAGCTCAGAATCAGCAAAAGTTGTTAATACATCGACATTTATTGCGCGAGCTAACATACGAACTGCGTTCGCATGCATTGCTTTTGCCTCTTCCATGTCAAAAATAAATTCACCATTTTTATCAAGTGGAATCTTTTGTACCATAATTTTAAGTAATTGTGACTCAGCTTTTTTCTTCTGAATTCCTTGCAAATCATCAAGGTCAATAATTTGTGGAAGTGCGTGAGAAAAAAGAGGCGCATCATCTTTATTTAAAGTTATTTTAAAAGCGCGGCTAATATCTAGCATCATCCAATTTCCAATAGATTCTCTTAGTAATGAGACCTCTTCGCCACTTTTCCAACGTACATACATTTCAGATATTTCTTGTGGCATATTTCTCAGTATAATTTTTTTAGATTCTAAACTTTTAAAATTTCGATCAAAATAATCAAGATTAAATTCTACAACAGAAATACCATTAATTTTATATACACTTCTACAATAATCTGTTGGAAGATCTTGAATCACGGCTCGATTACCTTGGGTTTTTAAATAGCCATAGTAGGCCCCATCCACAATAGCAGAAAGACTAATTTCTGAAAGTTTTGTTTTTAAATTTAAACTATCTACAAATTTGAGCACTCGCATAAAATCTTCCATGAGCCGCTCTTTAGAATTGTATTTTGTAATATTAGGTGTAATTGTGTAATCATATGTTGGTAAATATGCCATATATCTACAAGCTCTAGAGTAAATACCACTCACACTAAAAAAATGTCTACTTATACTTCTTATTTTATAAATATCACGTTCTTCAAGAGCTTTTACTACTATTCTTTTAGTGAAAATGGTGCGGCCCATAGCGCGATAGTCGCCTATTGCTGGACTTGCCGCATCTGTCGTTTCTCTAGTTCTATAAGCATATTTTATGTCAGAGCTTGAAAGCTCACCAACTCTATCTCTTGCTGGACTCTTTCTATAGATAATAAACACCTCCTTAAGTTATATATACAATACATTGAATTGTTTACGCTTTATATCCCAGCTTTTTCAAAAATATAATCCAAATTCAAAATCTCATAATCATAATAAGGAATAGTAACAAGTCTATGTCCATGTCGAGCGCAATATCGCAATTTTTGAGTATCATTAAATTTTTGTTGGGCTAATTTGCGGCCGCCCCCATATGCATCAACAGCTGTATAGTGTTGTTCTCCATTATACTCTATAAGAAAATCTAACTCTCCATCCTCATCGAAAACCGCAAAGTCAAAACGAAGTGGTTTGCCCGAGCTTGAAGTTAAATCAGGAAAGACATATTGTTGTTCATAAAGCAAGCCTGACTGCTCTAAAATTTCTTTTACTTTTATTTCCCCTCGTGACATTGGGGCTTTAAAAGCCCCTAAGTTAGAGTTCATCTATATCATCCTCGTCAATTTCTATAACCTCTATCCCCATATTTACAAGTAAATCGAAGAATACATCAGTAATATCTTGTGCTTCTTTTGCCGAAGGAGTGTACCCAAGCTCCACTAAACTGTCAAAGACAAAACTATCAATAGGTCTTCTATCAATAAATTCTGATTGCTCCATCTGCCCCACTCCTTAACTGTAAAACATAAAGTCACTAGCTCTATATTTTCCTTTTTTTCTTTTATCATTATCTTCAAGTATTTTAATATAATATAAACCATATTCAAAGGCAGAAAATTTATCTTTTGAAATTCTATTATTGGCCTTTTCTAATACTACGTTTTTACCATCGCGCTTTTCGCGCAGATTCATCATTTCTTCTTTAAGAATTGAAGTAAGTACAAATGGGCGCAAATAATCTTGACGCACTTCAGGTAGCATTTCTTTGCCATATTTTGTCGCCATAAGTTTATTTTTTGCTGTGCGCTCGTCGATTAAAAATCGAACTTTACCACTACTTATTTGAGTTACCACATTTACATGGGCCTCATTATTAATATCAGCGTTGGCCTTTATTAAATATAATAAATTGTGCTCTGTCGCCACATTGCTGGCGTAATATTTTCTAAAATCGCCACGATCGTCATTTATAACCCCAAAAGGTGCTAGTACTTCGCGAGTGCGCTTATCAGTATTTTCTGTAACAAGATAATCTACAAGTCCTGCACCCAAACCATTCGCATCAACCGCTATTGCCTTAGGTAGATATTTATAAAATAATTGTTTTATATAGATAGCTTGATCCTCAAAATGCTCGCTCTCAATAGTAAATATATTTACCAAAGATTTAAATGCAGCTCCCTGAGGCTGTGGATTTACTTTAAATACCATAATAACTGTCTGAGAACCTTGGCGCCCGACGTCAACACCAAAGATATAATAGAAGCCTGTAGCGCCTTTATTTGAGTGCTCCGTCTCTGGTTGTGCTAGTACTCTGTACTTATCGAATTGATCTGCATTAAAGAAAGCGTCCTCCATAGTGCCCGACCAAATACTTTCATATTCGCGCTCAAAAGCAGCATCATTGAACGTTCCATCCTGCCGCATATCGCGCACAAATCCGCGGTCTAATAGATTGTGATGCACTGGAATGCGCCACGTGCCCCCAAAGACAAATGAAGAGCCTGGCCGCATAATCTGCCACAGCAATAATTGCAGTTGCTTTTGATACGCAAAGCTGTCCTTAAAACCTGCCAATATGTTCAACTGAGTTCGCAACTCTCAGCCAGCGACATTACTCGCATCTGCATGTTACCATGCAGTTCAGACTATATCTTTACCCTCATCTGTAGGGTAGCCTCTATTTCTTCCACCATTAGCTTGTGGCTTTACTCTCTTTCGAGATAGTCGTTGAACCTTATAGAACTTATTGTTCTATCTTGGCTGCGGATTGTCCTTTAGGAGTTCCCCGCAATTAAAAGGCTTATCACATATCATTACTGGTATGCGGACCATTAGTTTAGTCGTTACATATATTTGACTCTTATTGAGCGTTTCTTGGGCGTCAACCTCACCATTGGCGGCTCTGCGCGAAACGTTCATAAGCATGTTTTCACATGGACTATTTCATCAACCAACATATTGGTTGGTGGGCACTTCGAGTGGTAGCAACCTCCACCCTACTCTCTTGCGAGATAGTCTCTACACCTTCCTTAAAAATCAAGGCTTGGCACGAGATTAGCTTTCGCCTTCCTCGTTAGCACCTTTCGGCACACCCCATGCTACTGGGTTCACCCACTTCTTCACTAGTAATTTACACTACTAGGGCCCCTATTTGTTGAGGCAAAATTACACTATTTAATTTATCGCCGTCCACAAGGATCACTTCTTCTATTAGGCCGCCATGACGTCTGCCACCACGCGTACTTTCTCTAATAGCCACAATGTCTAGGCGCGACCCATTTTTAAACTGGATGCGCACATAGTCCTTAGCGAATTGAGTTTTACCTGCCCGCCAATCTATCTCATTATGTAATGGGGGCAACAACTCTACTATCTCCTCTATCTTTTCTCGCGCAATGTTAGCTGCTTGCTCTTTTCCCGCAGATGCAATAAACAATTTAGCGCCTGGAAAAAGCACGCAGCGTATTACTAGTAAAAGAATAGAAAGAAAAGATTTGGAGAAGGCACGTGTAAAGGTTGCGTAGCAGTATCTGTGCCTCATAGCTGTGCGCAAAAATATTCGTTGGTAAAAGAAAAGACGAAAATTAGATTTGGGTGGCGTGAGCATATCTACAAATATATCAGGATACTCGCGCCAAAAGCTAATCCATTCTCTAAATGAAGGGATGGCGGCCTTCACACGTTCCTCAGTTAGTCCCGATTTCTCTGTCATCGCTCAGAACCTCCTCATCTAGAAGGTCACTAAACTCTAAAAAGTCATTATCGTCGAGCACCTCTTCGATTGTTTGTGGGTCTTTTTGCTGCTCGGCCTCATTTTCCATCATTTTAACAGTAGATTCGATGAGCGAACCCAGATTAAGCTCTGTTTTAACTAGGCGAGTAAGGTATTCAGTCATATCTTTGAGCGTTAAGTCCACTACATCTTGAGATTCTTGCGCGTGATAGCGAGGAATGAAGCCCTCAGACTCGCACAATCGCACCATTTCGCCAATAGAACTGATGAAATTGCTTTCTTCTGGCTTATTTTGTACAGCTGTGAACTTGGCTGAGCGCATCATAGCGTCATAGTTCTTGCTTAGTTTAGAGAAGCCGTCGATGTCGCCAGTGTCGATAGCTTGATTCATCTTGAGGCTGGTCTTACATATCATTTTCAGGTAGTCTTCGTGTGAGGCGCCCTGTATGTCATAGGTTTCGTGCATCTTATTGTAAAATTCTTCCAGTTGTATCCATTCTTCTTCTTTGTACAGGCGCCCCCATTTTTGTATCATGCGGTCTTTTTGGATGCGCGTCATGGTAGAGCCAAAATCAAACTTATTGCCCTCGTCATCCTCAAGCTCTTGAATCTCTACAGGCCCCATACCAGTGGCGTTAGAGTATTGTAAGCGTCGCTCTTCTTCCATTTTCTTTAGATTTATTAAGCGATTGTTATGCTCTTCAAGAAATCGTGGCGTATCTGCCCACACAGAACCCGCATATTGAGCCAACTTCATTTTAGATATATAGCGCCCCACTATGCTTGTCGCCTTATTCTTTTTGGGGTCGCCTGCCGCATATCTATTAACAAGATTCTCCCATTCAGAAGGTATGAATGGGATATCTATTTTCTCTAAAATATGATATAAAGTGCTGGGTTCGTGCACATTCACGTGCATAGTGATGCATTTTTTGCAAGTGGGCATATGTGTACCTGTTTTATCTAGGTAAAAGTTGTCTTCGCCCAGTTCGCGCACACATTTGTTACAATACATATTATAACTCCTCTGCTTTTTGGGCGATGCGGCTTCTGCGGATAATAGGTAGATTCACGTGTCCAAAACCAGGAAAGCCACTAAAAATTTCAACGAGACGCCTCAAGCCATTATTTTTGCCCTCAAACG